CCAGTTGTTGTAGCGGCGTCTTCTCTGAGAACTTGATATTCTAAGAACAAAGTTTGTGTTTTGCTATCGTTGAATACCTTGTTAAGTTCTGTTTCAATCCATTCTTCGTCATCCCACTTATCCTCATTCTCTTCTCTGAGAAGAATAAGTGCGGCGGCAAAAGAAGCAAGTTTTGTTTTACCAAACGGAAGTTTTGCGAGTAACTTCTTCAAGTTAAATGCAAGCACATGAAACACTGTGAACGCATTTTTCTCTTTCTGCGTCTTCAGTGTTCTACGCTTACGCAAGACATTACCGTCTTTATCGATGATGCCCATTTCAAATGCGTCCGTCTCTTCAAACGGCGTTGCCAACAACTTAATTAGTTGATAGACAATAATCGCATCAAATGCACCTGTAATACTTGTAGAAGCCATTAAAGTTTTTCCAGTTCTTCCGTTATCTTTTCATCGAGACCCACAAATTTTGATGCTATCTCAATTCCATGAACCCCGTTTACAACGTCTGGCATCATATTCAAGAATACCAGAAATGTTTTCAGCAACCCCCATTGGTGTGCTGGTGTCTTACAGAACAAAATTCTTACTGTGGGTTTCACCCCAAACACATTAGACAATAGAATAATGTGATTAAGAATTAGTCTGTGTTTCAAATCTCCATCTGCACTGTAGCGATTGAAGAGCCTTCTGATGTACTTGATATGTTTCCAGTCATCTTCAAACTCTTCTCTGCCCGCTTCTTCGTCAGGATTATCATAATTTCTCATTGCGTAGAGAAGAACATTCTTCTCTGTTAAATTATCAAAATTCATTATCTACCTTTTTATCTATTTAGAAGCCTAGTGAGCCTTCGCTTGCTAAATCTTGCTTCAGTAGAATGATATCAAATGAACCTGCAACAGAAATTGTAGATGAACCACTGTTTCTGAAGGCTCTTAGTTCGATGTCAGTTTTCGCAGGAATGACACGAGGTGGGTCGTAGTCAACAATTGCTTTTGTAGATGATACTTCAAAAATCTCTTTACACAAGAATGCGTTTGAATTATATGCACGAGTGTAAAGTTGGACATTTGAAGATTTGTCTGCACCACATGAAGCCCGCACATTAGTCATAAGACCAATGAAGCCTTCAGGAATAGTAAAGATACACATCTGAGTTTGACCATAGATTTCGTTGTTACCGCCTTTGAAGTTAGTAGCAACCAAATCACCTGGGGCACTCCAACTAGTCCAGTTTGCGTAAATCTGAATATCGCCAGTTGTAGCCGCATCATAACGTGCAGTTACGCCACTGTTTTTGGCTGTAGATTTAACAAATGCTCTGTGTAGTCTACGGAAAGTTCCTGTTGTTGAAACAAAATCAGCAGTTGTTCCACCCGCTCTGTCAAGTGTGACATCTTCTTCGTATGGATTCCAGTTAGCGTCAAGACCTTGTAGTGTAATGACTTTAAGTGGTTCCGCAGAAGTGTCTGAGCGAACAACAAGTGTTTTTGCTTCTTCGTCTCCACTGCCGTCAAGCCATGCATCCCAGTTGTAGAGGGAGTTTCCCATCCAGAGGGTTTGCTCATCGCCTGAAATTGTTTTCGAATAACCAAATTTGTGAATATGGTCGGCTCTTTTATTCTTACCAAGAGCGATATTCATACCTTCGGATGAAATGAAAGACATATCTTACTCCTCGGCTTCTGTTACTTCTTCGACTTCGACTTCAGCAACTTTTTTAGTGGCTTTCTTCTCTTTCTTAGGTTCTTCAACGATTGTGTCGAGACCTTTGTAAGAAACGAGTAGTTCGCCTGTTTTAGGGTGACGCCATCCTTGAGGTGATGCTACTGCATCGGGTGCCCAAGTTGGTGCTGTTTTATAGCGGTCATGTGCCATGTTAGTTCTCCTAGTTAAAACCCAACTTCTTCAGTTGTTTGATTGTGTTTAATGCGTTTGTATGATGGACACCTATTCCACCTCTTGCACGCCATTCTTTGATATTCTTAATGTAATCATCAATTAGAATGTTTGGATTCCCGTCTTGGTCGAGAGCCCATTTTTGCTTATCATGTCGTGGTACAAGATGTATCTCTTTTACACGACCCAAGTTACTTGCAATCCACTTGCGCTTACCTGGTTTACTTTCAGACATTCTATGCGATGGTGTCGATAGAATATATGGTTGATAAACACGAATAAACTTCCATAGTTTCATTGCATCATGCATTGGTGGAAGCGTTGCCCAGAAGTCTTTCTTCTTAGCAATCAACTCCCACTTTAGGTCTTTGTCTGATTTAGGTGCCATATCAAAATTGATTGGATAACCCTCCTTACGGAGTTGTTCGTTTGCACCTCGCAAAAAGTCAACAAGAACCATGTCCATGTCGCAATAGATTTGCGGGAGCGAACCCGTAACTTGTTTTTCAAATAGGTGCAAAGTTTTCAATTGATTATACCCTTACTCTTAACTGCTTCAATCTTGCTTTGATGATAGGACGAGCATCGGCATTGTCGCCTTTTTCGTCACGCAACTCTTCAAAGGAATCGAATAGTTCGTCATCAAATACAATGTCATAAATTTTGTCTTCGACTGCGCTTGAGGAGCCATCACGACCAACAGGAAGTTTCTTTCTCATTAGGTCTTTAAGTGCATCCATAGCGGCGGCGGCTGTTGCTTTATCACGGCTGAAAATGCCATGCGCCATTGTGCCTTCAGTCATAAACTCTTCGAATGCTTCTTTGATAGCAAGGAAGTGTTCTGGATGGAAGTCTTTGTCTTCTTTCATCAACTTCTTAACTGCTTTGATATCAATTTTAAGTTCTTTCGCAATCTCTGCGGCAGTTGCACCATCGTCCATCATCTGATGAAACTTTTTCATTGCGCCTTCAGGAAGATTGTCGATTAGTTCTACATCGTCTTCATGCTTTGGGCTATCAAACTTTTTGATTGGTGAGTATTGACCACCAGCAACGCCAGTTTCTTTAAGTTCTTGACCAATCTTGTGTGCCTTCTTTACCTTTGCAATCTTCAAAGTCTTCTTATCTTTGATTTTCATAGGTGGAAGTTCAGAAGTTGAAATGATTGACTTTGCACCTTTCTCATCAGATGCAGTTCCAACCACCTTGTTACCATCAGCAGTATCATATACTACGAAAGGCTCTTTAAGTTCGTCAAGTTGTGCTTCTTCAAACATGATACCAGTAGTTTTCTGAAACTGCTTAACAGCCTTCATATCTGGAAAAGTGAATTGAACTTCATCAAAACCATTCGGGTCTTTACCAGTGATTTTCATTTTACCCTTCAACTTTTTGACAAGCATCTTCAGGTCTTTGTCGTTAGCATCGATACCATCTTCATAGTCGATTTTGATTGCTTCTTCAAGTTCTGGGTTTACTTCGACATCGTTTTTGACTTTTTTCTTGTCGTCTTCTTTGTCTTCTTCTTCAGTCTTAATATCAGTTTTGATAGTGACTGGGAATTTCTTACCACCAAATTCGAATTCTTTCTTGCCTGCTTTCTTTGCGGCAGCCGCGGCTACTACAAAGTCACCGACATCTTCTTTAGCGATATCTTCAGGAATTACAAATTCCTCGTTTTTGACTTTGCCTTCAAGAATATCTCTTGCAAGTGCTTTGATATCTGCGGAAAGCCCATTGTTTGTAAATGACATTATATCATCTCCTTGATTTTAAGTTTTAAGTTACCACTACCTTTATGTAGCCTGTGATACTCATACGCCTTAATGAAGAAAGGCTTTCCAACCTCTATCAGTTGCGGCAATTTATTATCATACTGTATTTTCCAACCCGTTCCCTCTAAAGCGACAACTTCTCTGTCGTTTCGGTCACGATGCCAGACCAATTCTTCGTTCAGTACATTACTTTCAAATGTACGAACATTTCCGTTATCTGTGTATGGGTTTACCAAAAGTAATCTCCACCACCCTCAAGTCCAAGTTCTTTAGCATATTTAGGTAGTCTACATGCCCAGTAACCTGGAGTTGTTTTGTCAGTCTTAGTATCGCACTGATGGCGTGATGCAAAGTTTCTAGCGGCTTCTCTGTCGTTGATTTTTGCTTTCAAGCCAGATGTATCACCAAATGATACTTTCTGTACGTTACCTTTGTCATTCTTCACATACACATAAAATTTCTTTGAACCACCACGCTTCGGTTTGTTGAGTTCTACATCTTTGTCTTCTGCAATCCAGTTCTCAACAAGCGGAATGTCTAGCGGTACTTGTTCGCCCTCATATTCAGCGAACTTACCAATGTCTGTTTCTAGTAGTTGCTTATCAGTAGCATTCCATGCTTCGACTTGACACTCTCTAGCCAGTTCAAAAATTTTGTAGTAACTGTCTGAATGTGGTCTGAACACATTATAGATTGGTTCGTTGTTGTCGAATGCTTCAGCGAGACCTTCAGCAACAACATCTTCTGCAACCATCTTGCCTAGAATACGAGCATCCAACTTCATACCTGTTGTTTGAATAACTCTAGCGGCATAATAGTTCACATCATGTCGTGGTCTGCCATTTGTCTCTTTGTTCTTTCTGTCCCAGATTTGTCTTAGAATTTCTGCGGCTCTTTCGTAGGGCTTCTTTTTGATTGTCTTAGCGGCAATCTTTTTAATCATCTGAACAGTTGTATCTTCTTCGACTTCACCCGGAGTTTTCTTTTTATAGTTCTGAGTTGTTTCGTCAGCACCATACTCAAGGGCTTCATCAGCAGGTCCATAGCCTGCAGGTGTAACGTCTTTGACAATGAACTTGATTTCCTGATTGGCTTTCTGCTTCATCATTTTATCAAATTTCTTTTGCTTTTCTTTGTCTTTGAAGTTACCGTCTTTGTCAAATAATTTTGCAAGATGTGGAGGAAGACCTGCTTCTTCAATCTCTACACTTTCGCCTCTTACTTTAGCGGCTAAGTCTGCATCTGCTTTACCCCATGTGCCTTTTGATTTTGTAGCAAATGAGTTAACACGAGCATGACCCCACTGAACGGCAGTTGTGCCTGGACGATGACCTGTTCTCCATGCGGCGACACCTCTATCGAAAACTTTCTTCAGAATACCATAAGGCATTCCTGATTTTTCTGCTTTCTTTTTGAGTGTTGCTTCAACATCTTCGTCAATCTCTTCTGACTTGATACGTTTACCTTCGTCATCATACCCTGGCTTACCTGCTTTCTCTTTTTTAGAGATTGCGATAGCGGCTTGTTGTGCAGGATTCTTTGCACCTTCTTGGATTTGACTTACGATAAACTTCTGATTGCTTGTAGCAAAGTTCTTTTTACGCATGACAGTCTTCGCAACCAAATCTAGTTCTTGGTTCTTGCTATCCCACTTGAGAACAAATGGCATATTGATATCTGTCATCATGTCGTTAAGAACCGCCTCGGCATCTGGACCGAGTTGTGCAATCTTCTTACCGTAGCGTTTGAATGTTTGTTTGAAAAGTCTTGTGAGTTCTGCCGTACTGATGTCTTTTTGATTACGAGCATCGTTTACTCTATCAAGGAAATGACGAGTAAATTCTACATCAATACCTACTGCGGCGAATAGCCTGTCAGCATATTTCTCAATTGCTGATAGGTCTTGCCTAGTGATGGCTTCGAAAACGAACTGTTCAAGTTTAGGAGCCTCGTTTTTATAGGTTAGATAACCATGAACTGAGTTAATATAATCAGCCGCAATTGCAAACTTGTTCTGCGCCCAACCTGGTAAGTCGTCTTCATCACCAATAAGGGACATGAGTTCTTGGGCTTGCTTAACCATTTTAGACAAGTCCGACTTGACCATGCGTCCTTCATCATCATCTTCAAAAATATATAGCAAACTTTGTGCTTCTAAAATGAGTTCTTCACCAAACATTTTCTTAAATTTTTTGGTGTGCTTTGATGGCTTGGTTTCAGCGGATGCATCACCAGGTGCAGGTTTGTATGCACGAGGGTCATCATCATCCATCTTTGCTTGCTTTGCAAACTGAGCGGCACGTTTTGTCTTTGTAGACTTCGCCATATCACCAGCGTAATATTTTGCTGGCTGAGTGCCTTCTCTGTCTTTGATATCTGGGTCTTGCTTTACTTCGTTTTTCAACTTAGCACGAACTTCACCTAGTTTCTTCTTAGGTGTTGGTGTCCAATCCTCTTCCATCTCTTCATCGATGTTCCAGGATTCGTTAATTTCTTCGTTCTTCTTGCCGTTGTAAATCTTCCAAGCAGTAGCGTACATGATTTCTTCCCATTCATCACCGTAACGCTTTTTGAATTCTGCTTTTGTTGATGGCTCTTCTAACCACTTCTGTAGTTTCTCATCTGGTGGAGCCTTCTCTACAATGACCATGTTCTCTTCGAACAATTTTGCAAATGCTTCATTGATAGCGGCAAGTTTCATACCCACACGAATTTTGTTGAAGAGAATACGCTTGTCTGTATCTCCTAGTGTGTCAGGTACGCCTTTTTTGAATTCGTCATAGTTGCCGTCAGATGCGAGTTTACGCAATACTGAGGCAGACATTGTGTCAGCCGTCATCTTCTTCGCTTCATCGGACTCTGGGTCTACACGACTACCAGCAGAAACAACTTCGATTTCTTCAAAGTCGTAGAAGCCATGTCTTGCATCAACACCATTGTACTTTTGCAATAGTTTGTCAAACATTGGAACTTCAGGCTGTCCTACAACAACGTATAGTTTACGGTAGCCGTCTTTGTACGCTTGTACAGCGGCATTGAGCATTGTCTTAACGCTATTGTCATCGATGATATTCCGTGCATACTTACGGAACATCTTACGCATAAATTTCACTTTGTCAGCACGAGAGAGTGGATTCTTTTTTGCGTCTTGCGAATGAGATGGATAGATACGAAAATCGGCTTTTTCTTTTGTTGCCTTTTTCTCAACAGCCTTGATGAGTTTTTCGTGTCCTGTCGTTGGCGGATTAAATCGCCCGAATGTAATAACAAGAGGACGGGCTTCTGCCTCGTTCAATCTTGTTCTAAAATTTGATAGTAGTTTAGCCATTTACCTTAATCCTTTATCGATTTTCACTTTGTTTTATCCCAGTTTTTATCCAGATTGAAGTTGTTAAAACTAAACTCTAATCTGTCAACCAGTTTGACGGCATCTCCAGTTGTTTTATCTACAGCGACAAAACCTTCTGGTTCACTAACTTCATACCCATTTGGTTTTCTTACAAAAGTTTTAGTCATCTGCTTAACTGTCTCTAACTTACGAATTATGAGAAGTTTCGCTTCCATGACCGCATTGTAATACTCAACGATGTTCTTTGTATTACCTTCATAAGGCTGAACATCTTTGTTTATTTCGTCACGAATACCTGCTTTATTAGTTTTCGCCTTTTCAGTCTTTACTTTGTCAATCTGTTTTTGCCACCAGTCTTGTAAGTATTTAGTATATCCTTTACTTGCAGTTTGAGCATTAATCTTCTGCCCTGCACGAAAGAATGAGTTCATATAAGTCTTAAAACTAGAACCAGCAGTACCACTAGAAGCCATCAATTGTGCTTGTCTTTTATACCAAGTATTGAATTGACCTTTGTTGATTTGCTTCAATGCTCTCTCTGCATTTGTAATTGCTTTTGCAACTGCTTTACTTTCAGATGCAGTGAATGTTGCTTTACCTGAAACGTCTTTATATTCAGCATCAGTTAACCACAAACCAGATGTAGAACCGAGTTTGCTTACGTCAACATTGAATGATGCAGACATGGATTCAAAGTCAGCACCAGAGTAAACTGTGTGTACAACGATACCCATTCCTGCTTTTGCAATTTCTTTACCTAAGTCGGAATCTTTTTGTACTGCGTAGAGAAGTGTGTTTGGTTGGAATGTGAGATAGTCTTCACCATCAATTGTCTGTGAAGAAACATCATTCGTAAACATCAAGTCACCTTGATATACATCATTACCCGTTTTAAGTTTGCTGAGATATTTAAGTGCGACTTTCAACTTGTCTGCAAGTTCACCTGAAGTGTCAGCATCAATATCTGCGTCCGACTTATAAACCTTTGCATTCTTATTGAAGACACCTTTCTTCGCAACAAAGAATACTCCGTCACTTGGGTCTTTACCAAAGAAGATAGCAGGTGCGCCATCCCATTTCACTGTGATGTTTACAGGCTTGAATGAATTACCGTCAAGCATATCTGCAAGTTCTTTGAGGAGTTTTACCGAAGAAACAGCACCCTTCAAACCCTGATTAAGAATTTCATCTTCAAGGTGTTCTAGGTGAAGGTTCTTCTTGCCTTCTGTAAGATATTGTGAAAATTTAAGCATTACCTGACTACCAATACGTTTCTGTTAATTCTTGTTTTCTTAACAGCAAGAACACGCAAACCGGGGTAAATCTTTGAACCCTTGCGTGAACTGTCGTTACGGATGAGGAAGTAAATTTCATAGTCACCTTTGAGGTCTGACAATGAAGTGATAATCTTTGATACATTGATAACGGCAGTATCGTCTACAATGTCATATTTACCTGTGAATGTCTTCTCTAAAACACAACCCTTACCGAAAAGGTCTGAACCAAAAACTACTGCTTTCTTTTCTTTTGCATCTGCGAGTTTTGCTACGTTTGGTTTTAGTTGATATACATTTTTGAATGGTACGACTTCAGCCTTACCTTCTTTAACAAGTTTGTCTACAATTGCTTTTGCTTTTGCGGCATAGTAACTATCTGCGCTTTCCCACATCTCTGCTTTATCTTTTTTTAGAGATATTGGTGTTTCGTTACCGTCTTTGTCGATGATAATAATGTCAGCCTTTTTGCGACCTGTCGTATCTCGACCAGCATCACGGTAACCTACGACATTATCAATTCTGAATTCTTTCGAGCCTGCTTTGAACACGACATTCATCGGTCCATTTGCAGTGATATTTTCAATCATGTTGAAGAGTGTGTGTTCGTTTGCTAGACCAGCAGAGGCTTTACCTTGCTTTGATGCAGGAGATGCACCAACCATATATCTACCGATTACGATTGCACCGATAGAACTGTCGCCAGCATTTTCATCCCAAACTGCTTCAGGATACTTCATTTTGATTGCGGCTTCCATCTTAGACATTGCATCCAAGCGGTTTCCATCAATTAAAATATTGAAGCGAAATGATGATTTCTTTTTGATATTGTTGTAGCCAAGACCTGCAACAATCGATATTAGTTCATCGTACTGGTTGCCCGTAGCATTTTCGACAAACTGAGAATATGTAATAGCCATTAGTAATACTTCTCCAACATTAAGTGATTTTCAATATATAAACTATTTATAATACAAAGAGGGCGGCTTTCGGAAGTTCTTCCCTACTCTTGCCGCCCTTAAAATCGTAAGTTGGAGATTTACAGTTCTGTGACTGTTACTAGGTATTTCTTACCATTGAAGTCTGTCATTTGAATTGACTTATCTGTTGACAACATGTAACCTTCTTCGGGATGCAAATCCCACTTTATAGCGTCAACACTTTCGATAAGATTATCTGGCTTATCATTATTGAAAGCCTCTTTGATTTTATGTGCGATGAAATCGCAATACGCTATCATACTAACTCCTCAAAACCACACATTGCAACACGATACTTTTTGTTTCCAAGTAGCATCTGGTCGTTCATTGACGTAGAACGCAAACCGTACTCAACACCATCAACAACTTCAAGTGGTGCCATAACTGTGATGTCTTCAGAATAATCTGGGTTCTCATGCATCACACCATCAACTTCGACATATGGACCTTTTGACCACGAACCCATGATATTATTGGTGCGCTTGTAAGCATATTCCAAAGCATCATTAGTTGTGAAGTTCTCGGGTACGTTAACGAAAGCCACAGTGCGTGGACTTTCTTCGAAAGCAGTGTGAATTACTGCAACTTGTTTCATTTTCATAATATATCTCCTTAAAGGATTCCAGTCCAGCGAACACGGTCAAATTCGCCCATCAATGCGTTACCACGAGCAAAGTTTGTGGCAGGCGCTTTCCAACTCTTCGCCATCAGCAAGTCACCGACAACAAAACCTTTGGTAGGCTTTTTCACAATGAAGCCCTTGACGCTTCCGTTCGCACTCAACTTAATGTAGTTACGACCTTCTTCGATTTTGAAATCGTCAGCGTATTCTGCGATACGATTATCGTACCATTCTTGACCTAAGGTACTTTCACGCTTCTCTGCGCTTCTGTTATTCCACTCTCTGAAGTCATTAATCATTGCTTCTTTAACAGCGACAACAGCGTCATTCAAGTTTTCATACATCATAATTTTCTCTCTTTCTCTCAACTTACATATACATATTACGAGAAAGTTTGGAAGTTGTCAAGGCTTTTTTTGGTTTTTTTTCGGTTTTTTTGGCTATACAAATGCGAATGGATGAACGTACTGTCCGTCATTCCACTCACGCTCATATGCAAGATAATCTGCAATTGAGTTACGAATATCAGGTTCATCTATGTCAAGAATTCCGTACTCCCACTTAGCATCTTCGAATTGCCAATCCATGTAGACTTCTCTACCGTCAGAGTTGAACCATTTCGGGTTTCCATACTCTTCTTCAGCATATTGAATGAAGCCAAGAACTCGCCAGTTATCTTCTGGTACAGTGAACCCAAAGTCAACGTAATCAAGTGTTACGTCAGTTACTAGGTCATCGGGTTTTGGGGGAATTTCTTTTTGTTCAATATCAGTTACAAATCG